AAGATGGACAACTTGGGCTAGACCAACTATACATATTACTATTAAACCAATAAAAGGAGGTGATAAAAAATTCTTGAAAAGAGTTGGTTATTTGTAAAGAAGCACAAGTGTAAGTTTTTAATTTCGGTCATTGCTATTATTATAGTAGCAGTAGGTACGGTAGCATATTGTAAAGGTTTTGATGATGGCTACAACGAAGGTTCTGAGGATACAGAAACTGATCTTATCGAAATAATCAGTGGTGTCCTTGAGGATAACGGAGGTTGTTGGCCATCATGACGTAAAAATAAGGGGTGATGAACTAAATCACCACCCCTTATTTTTTGCTCAATTATTGAATGAAGAAGTTCAATTCAATTTGTTCAACAACTCTTGTTGGTTGTAGTGTAATATTAACATGGAATTTCTTTGTCTTTTTTTCGTATTCAGTTGCACCAACATCTACTTGATAATTATACAAACCTCTTCTCTTTCTGATAATTTCTAGGAACTCAATTAACTGTGAAGATACTTGTGACCAAGTAATAGGATCGTTCTGTTCGAAAATAAAGAATTGACAGAACTGTTCAAATGCTCTCTTAACATAAAGTACTAGTCTAACAATGTTTAGATCTTGTAGAGCACTTGCCTTTGCTTGTGAAGTCAATTGACCCCAAACAACATAACCTGGATTGAACTTAACAATTGGGTTTAGTTGTTTTAGATACATTTGATCTCTTTGTCCTAGTCGTGGGTTAAAACGTAATTCTTTGATTGTATCAATTGCTGCTCTGTTATAACCAGCAGGTGCAAACCAGACTTCGGAAACAGTGTCGTTTCTTGGTAAGATGTAAGACATATGATAAATAGGTGAAACCCAAATATCTTGTCCTGTGAAGTTATCAAACACTTTATTAAATGACTCATAAAGAGCAATGTAATAAGTATTGAATGTATGAATGTTAGTTCTGGTTGATAGTGCTGCATTAACTGATACGTTATCACCATTGTCTAGAATACCAACACAATCACGTCTTGTTTGACATAGTGTTGAAATTGAAGACTTAACATCTGTTGGATATCCACAGTCAAAAACTAATGTGAAGTATACATTCTCTGTATCAAGAATGTCACCATCAATTAGACCTGTGTAACCATTGGCTAATAGTGTTGTACCTTCTGATTGATCAATTGTTCCTGTTGCATCTAGTAGATCACCATCACTACCTTTCTTCATAGGTACTGGCTCAGATGAAGTAAATGCAGATGCTACAGAACCATAGCACTTTTTGATTCTATATGTAATGTCACCTGTTTCATCAAAGTCAGAAACATTGCCATTCCATGATTGAACCGCTGAACCAAGTGCTCTGTCATTAAATACATTGATTTGATCACCGTCTGCACCACCAGAAGCACCTAACCAACCCCAAATCTCAACACCTCTTGCGTCTTTGGCAATTACTACATAACCAGAATTACCTGTTTCTGGTGTTGTATCCCAATCAGCAAAGTTTTGTTTGTTGTCAGTAATTGTTGCTGCACTTGAAGTTAGAACTGCTGATACTGTACCAATCTCTTTGTCATAGATTTTCATTAGTTGATCATAACCACCTGAAAAACTACCACTTACTAGTTGCATTTCAGCCCTTAGTACTGCTGAATATGTTGCTAGTACATCACTAATCCATAATGAACCACCTGCTGAATCTCTAGCTAATGGGTCAAAAGAAATTTCGAATGATTCGATAATAACTTCACTACCATCAGATTGTTTTTCATAGACGTCAAGTACATAAACATCCCATAGTGTTGGATTAGCTACCTCTGTAATACGAACTGCCAACTTGTTGTACCATTGGCCTCTACCTAATGGGTAAAGAATACACAATGGGTAGTTGGTTGTTACTGTTGTTAGATTTGTTTTAATTTCAGCTTTTGAATTTAACCCATCAACATATGTAACTACAACGCTTGCTGTTGAATCTGATGCACCAATAACTGCATTGATTCTCATATTTGAATATGCTGCGTTGTCTGGTAGGCAGCGTAGAAAATACAGGGCGCCTGATTCGCCTAGGAAGTTATACGCATTGTATAAGCCTTGTCCGTAATTTTTACCGTAAACATGAATTGCTGGTTCTCCAAACTCTGAAATTAACTCTGATCTTGATCCGATGAACTTTAGTTTGTTGTCTTCACCCTTCTCGGTCAAAGCGCAAATAAAACCGATTGTTGAAGGGGCTGCTTGTACGAAAGCAGAAAGGTCGATTATTTTAGTATAAACGCCTGGGGATACATTAGCCATTTAATGGCCCTCCGAAAAATTTACGATTCTCTCTAAATAAATCAACTCTATTTTTTACGATCCTTTCAGGCCTAAAAAAGTTTGAAATCTCCTTTAGAAATATAGATACCATGTAAAAAGTAATCTTCTGTCTATAGTCTTTACAATACTTGGAAATGTTGCTCTGGAGAACATAGTCATTGGTCCTGTATATCCTCCAGCATTTGAAGCCGATGCATATAAACCACACTCACTAAGCAAGGCTCCATTTGCATCTGTAGTCTTAACGATAATTGTAATTTTAAGAACCAACCACTTATCATCATTATAAGCATCTTGCTCGAAGTCTGCAGATTCAAGTGGTAGTTTATAGAATCCTTCTGATGGATAACCAGTGCTAATTACATGCCAGTCACCATTTGAAGCATCTGACGCATTTATCATTACTCTAGAAGCTAGATCGGTATCTGTAAGAGCTGGTGGAATTGGATCTAATGGATCAGATGGTAATACTCCACCATCTCCTAAACCAAACCAACTAATAAAATCAGTTCCAGATGCTGTAATATTTGTATTGTCTGTTCTTACGGCAGCCGAAGCTAACCATTCACGACCACTATAAACAACAAGGTTAGATTTTCTAACTAACCTCTTGTTATTATTCTCATCTAATTCGTAGATCTCTACAAGACCTTTTGGACCTCTTGCTATGTCTTTGGTCTTTGAGACAGCATCCTTTAAACAATTGTCTCCGTAAAAATCCTTTACCTGAATCTCTAAGTTTTTTGAATCTTCCATAATACCGTTCCCTATACATATAAGGTTATTTTATTTTTGTTCTGATTTTTAGGATACTTTGGAAGAATAATAAGTATTTGAAAGGATTGGGTGCAAGGATAGACTCCCTGCACCCAATTTATTGATTATAATAGATATGTTCCGCAATTAGGACAATACTTTATAGTACCAGAAGCAGTTCTACCACAAGTCTGACATCTGGTTTTAATTTCTCTTGGTTGTTCAACATATTGTCCTGCATCTTTTCTACCTATCAGTTTAAGTACAATAACTTGAGAAGGTTCAGCAGTACCAAATGTTGTATAGTGAAAATCTTGTTTGACTTCACTACCTGGAACTGTAATTCCCTGATCATTATTAAAGTAACAATTAACTTCACTTAAAGATGATTTTGATGGTCCAGATGATTGTGATGAAGAACTAAAACTAGGACTTGACATTGAACTATCACATATGCCTCTACCTACATCATCACCTTTACTTGTATATGTCCAATAATTTGGATCTATATTTCGATGTGTAACAAATGGTGTCCAGTTATAAACTACTGGCTGTTCATAAGCAAATTCAATTCTAATTAAACCATCTTCAATTTTATCACCACGATAATCTGAAATTTCTTGTGTTTTCTCAATGAACTTGAATCTATTATGAACCTGATTATTTTTCATAAATCCAAGTATTTCTGATGTTTCGTTTGCTCCTAAAACAAGTGAATGATAATCGAGAACATCAGTACCATCAATTGTAATGTTGGCTCTTGCTCTTTTTGTATTTAGGTTTTTTAATAGAAGGGAATACTCTGAACCGAATGGTAGGTAAACTTTGTCATCAATAACTCTTAAAATTCTTCCATTACATTTTACTTCTGCCACAAAATAATCTTTATACGTCATGGTACACCTCCATTGAACAGGCTACCGTCTAAAGCCTCTGTTGTTTAAAGACGGTTGGATTAACAGTTGAAATCAACTGTTTATTGTTTGTTCTAATTATATATATTAATATCTAGGGGTGAACAATTCTTACGAAAGGAGATGTTATGGGTAAAGTAGCCAATGCAATTGCAAAGGCTGAGGGGAGAAAGTGTTGGAACTGTGGTCATTCGGTACATTTTCTAACTAACAAACAATCTCACTTAGGAGGAGAGTGGGGGTTAATTTGCAACAATTGTTGCAAAGATTTGACAGAATGGTATCTATTAAAAGGCTTTGTAAAAGTCACGGATGTTGTTAACGCCGAAAGGAAAGCGAGGACGAGATATGCCAGAAATGAAAGGAACCGTGCTAGAAGCAGACAGGGGAAACTTGTGTGACCGATGTGGTTGCACAATGGAAGTCATAGAAGACAACGGAACATTTCAAGTTATGAGTTGTCTTTACTGTGACAGGTGGGATCAAATACCGCGTTCATCAAAGCCTTATATCAATCATTGTTGGAAGTGTTATTCAGTGATTGATAGTCGTCGGTGCCCAAAATCCGATCTTCCAGAAATGGGATATCATTGCCTCAAGTGTGGGGAGGACTTGAGAAAACTCAAAGGGTACGGAACTGTGTGGGAAACTGCACATGATGTAATCAACCCAATGTTTATCAACATAAAAGTATAAGGAGATGTTATGGGAGCACATTATGCTATAGTAGGTGAGGAAAAAGTTATTGAACTAACAGGAGTTATTTCAAACGACATTAGTGGATTAGAGCATATTAAAGGAAAGTTACTTCCTGATGATCGAAGACATACGATGAAGGTTGACCCCTCAATGGTTTCGGAGAGGAAGAAGGGTGAGGAGGTCTCCAACGAAATGTGGCGCCCCGTTCTTACATACGAGGAGTTTAAAAGAAACTATTGGTATGACTCATTGCTGTTCAATTTCATGGCATTTCTATTAGGAGCAGGAACGGCAATCAGTTTGTACTACTGGCGTGTTATAGAACTCTTTTCGAAATAGCGGTAAGTTAGGGAGTGGTTTGAGGAACCACTCCCTAACAAATTACCATTGAAATACAGGTTTTACTTTTTTTGCTTCTTCTGTTGTATGTTTATAATTCTTCCAATCATTTTCAACATCATCCGGGAATACATAAAACTTTGCTTCGAAGTTTAGAATCAATCCATCTTTCTTTCTTAGGTCTGCTTTAACAATATAACCACCGACTGTTGGAAGTAACATTTTTTTCTTTAGATAACCAGACTGTCCTTCAAAACAACCACATTGCATACAAAGCATTGGGCCAATTAAAGCTTGAACTTGAACATGTAGGTGTCCTGCAAATAAGAATCGTGTTGTTGGTTTCTGTTGAACACTTCTTGAAATAATTTGCAGTTCATTATATGAAACTTGTTCTGCAGCCTTTTGTAATTTGTATGAAAGTGAATATGGTAGTCCACCATCTGGATGCCATAACTTTGCACTAACTCCTGGGAGAATAGGAACATCAACTTCATCAAAACCTAGATAATGAAAATCAGGTCTCTTTGCTGCTAATGCGACTAGTGGGTTATGACCACCTCCTCTTTTAATAAATGAATAATCGTGATTACCACCTAGACCATAATACTGAAACCCTTGTGGTAAATTAACGATAGCTGATTGTTCTTGTTCATCAGCAGATAGTGCATAAACTTCAAACTGTTGTCCAGGGAATACACCATAACCAGCGAAAATATCACCTGGAATAAAAATATCTCTAATACCTTTTTTACGACAGATTTCTGCAAACTCATTCATTGCAGTGATTTGACAGGACTTGGAACCAAAATGAAGATCGGACATTACAGCAAACACAATTTCTCTATCTTCAAGTGGTTGTTTTAATGGGTCAACTTGAACTGCTACATCTGTACTTAGTATTACATTCTTGTCATCGCAATAAATTTCATAACCTTTTATTCTATATTCATTTGCTAATTCGTAAACTTCTTTTGGTGTGCAACCTAATGTTTCGCATAGTTCTTCACCACTTACAATTTTTCTCTTTTTCATTATTTTAATAAATTCTTCACCACGATCAATTTCTTCTCCAACTGACGAAAAACATTCACAATCTTCTAATGAGTTACAAAAACATTCACCTTTATCCTTTTCAACTTTATCCTTTTCTGCGCGACTCTTTTCAAATGCTTTGGGGCCACACATTTCACTGAAAAAGTTTTCAAAATCATCTTGTCTTTTAAGGCGTGAGTATGTCTTGCGGAATGCTTTTAATGTATTGCTATAACCAAATAAATCAACCACTTCATCATAAGTTTCTTTTGAACCTTTACCATCTTTAATACATGAAATAATGTGATATGTCATTCCTGGTAATTTTTCGGACATTCCAATCCTCCATATAAGGTTTTCACCTTTTCATTTTTGTTCTGAGTTGAGGGGACGAAAGGCCCAGTGTTTACGCGGTTCTTCACATTTTGAGGGGATGAGAAAACCTTCCGAGGGGACGGGATTAGATCTTAGGTTGGTGGTGCTTCTTCAAAGAAACTAGAACTACTGCTAGAAGATAAAGACGCAAACGTACTTTCAACAGTAAGTTCTAAGAAATCATTACCAGCACAATCAAAAATACCTTCTTCATCAAAATTTTGTACCTTACCACCAAATTGCCAATAACCAAATAAAGTAGAATCAACATACGCATCTTCATCTAAAACAACTTCTGGATCATCTCCAAGTACATACATTTGTACATTTGATGTTGAATCAATATTTGTAGAACAGAAGATAGGATCATTAACATCTGTCAATGGATCTATATACAAGTTATCTCTAATATCAGTTGCAGCACCAATATCAAAATATGATCCGCAATCATATAAATCCCTTGAATAATAAGGGGTTGCTATACCTGCATCGGGACATTCAGTAACAAAACCAGCACAACATGGTTTACCATCACCTGTTACAAAATCATTTAGATCATGCTCAACATCTATAGCACCAAATACATCTTCTACAATAATAGTGTTAAATGATCTATTACGAAATGCTACAGCTTCTACTGGTACAATTCTAGCATGATATGGTTTGAAGAATGTGATAACTTGTTTCAGTTTTGAAAATAAAGCATCAAGGCCAAAAGAAAAATAGTTTATGTTAATAAAACCATAACTTAGGTTGTACTTCATCCAGTCACCCAAATCATTCAAAAGACTTGAAAGTGTGACTGTATATCTATCTGTTAAATTGTCTAAATTTATTTTGAAATCAGGGTTGATTTGTCCAAGTAATGTTTCTGCATCTGTTTGACTTTGTAAAAAGTTTCTTGGGCCTTCTCTAGAAAATAGCTCATTAAAATCATTAACTCTTTTTATTAACTCAGCTCTTGTAGCTGGTCTTGTAGTTGAAAAGTATTCATACTGAGCCATTATATCTTCAATATCAGTTAATACACCATCATAACAAATAAAATTGTCACAAATTCCAGGGACGTTCCATTCTTTATCAAAGAAGTATAGACATGCAAGATATAATTCAAGTATAGAAACAGATTCACCAGTTGCAGTACAGTTGGCATCGTCTGGTGGAAGTGTTCCAGTCAATCTCCATGTTTCGTAAAAGTCTTGTATCTTTCTAACTAAAATGGCCATAGAGACCATAACAGTTGATTCATCAAAAATAGGTTGGACTGCAAAATAAGGAGTTCTCGATGGGAGATTTAATTTTGTAGTTGTGTTTAATTGTTTAATTTTATCTTCTGTATACAACCAGTGTGGATCGTTAATTGTTAAAACATCATAACCAAAATGAATGCCACTTCTATTATTAGATGATGTTGCAGCTATATCACCACGGAAAACAAGATCATTTGGATTTTTACCAGCTCTATTATCGTACTGTAAGAAAAACTCATATAAACTAAGTTCACCTATACCATAATATTGTAAAACATCTAACATGCCTTGTGGTGTACCTTTAACTTTGTATAGGTTAACTAGATCTAAAAAGAAGTTTGCTTTTTCTGTTGGTGTGTTGTTACTTTGTGGAAAACGAATTGATGCTGAGTATTGATAACCAAAACTTCTAAACAATTCATCAAGTTGATCATTAGGGACTGAATATATGTCTGAAACAGTTGTTTGAAATGTACCAATTGTTCTTAAAGAAGCATACCAATCACGGATAAAATTTCTTAGTCTAATAGAGTCATCCGAATAAAAAGCTATTTGGTCAAGAACATTTCTAAAGAAAGTTTCTGAATTTGCACCTTCTGATTTTGCTAATGCTTTTAATGCATCGGTTAAGTCACCTTCCTTTCCTTGAATGACTTTAAGTATCTCCCAAAGGTCGTCTATAGAGAACAATATTCAATCTCCTATGTGATAGGTCTCAAATCAATCTCACTATCCGTAGTATGTCTAAAAAACTCATTGATGACGTATAATTCATATAAGGTTGATAGTAACCCACCAGTTGAAACTAAATCTAAGTTATTATAGTTTGCTATATTACCATTAACTTTTAAGTCTAAATATAAGTAAATTAGTTTAGCGAATTTTGATGTAAAATTGTTTATATTTGCATACAAAACTATTGCAGTAGAATCGAAAGAAATAGTCGCACTTGAATCTACAAATGTTAGTGAAGTTGCGTCCATTCGATATGCTAACAATGCATCTAACATTGCTTTTTCTTCATCGGTAAAATTCCAAATATCCTCAGCTCTTTCATCATATTCAACAGCTTGTGCTAGGTACTTTGCACCAGGATAAATTTGAACTCTACGAACTACAACAGATGGCCATAGTCCAAAACTTTCTTCTATGTAATCGGTAAAGTATCGTGTGCCTGAAAAATTTTCATTGAATAGCATTTCGATGAAGGAATTAACACCTAAGAACAATTCACCAATATCAGTTGGGGGCTGAACCAGATACTTGTTTATCGCCGCACTCGTTACATAGTGGTGGAACCAATGTTGGAGTTCTGGTATCACTGTTTTGTTTGTTACTGCTATCATCTTCCCTCACATCTGTTTGAATTAAATCATGTGTACTGAACATATCTAGCATATGGACGAACATTGTTTCAGGATTATAATCTTTAAAGGTGAATGGTTTATTTTTAGGGACATCTGTTGACCAACGTCCACTATGAAATCTAACTGCTTCTTCCATAACATTAAATTCTTCTTCTGAAAA